GTGTTCTTCTTAGAAAGTATCAACTTGTTAATGAATACAATTAATCTCTTCTAAATTTGATTTGTATGCAATGCAGCCTTTGTTGTTTCCCCAACCACCCAACCCTTATATTTAATATGTCAAATAAATTTTAAAAGCAGTTTTTTTATCCCCCCCTAATTTGAAACCCAATCACCCAGATTAAACCCCAATTTTGAATTTATTTATTTTAAATATATACATTTATTTTCACCTACCATCACTTATCATTTTTAATTTGTATACTACTAAAGACTTAACTACCTAAAATTTAACCTATAGAATACATATGAAAGCAAACAATTTATAGATTATTTCATAGTTATCCCAAACTCCTTCAAGAAATCTTTGGCCTGTGATGACAAGCCACTGGTGCCCCATGGGAGCTTTGAAATCCTAGAAACGGCTCCCTGAATCATAACTTTCTTCTCCTTCATCCACTTGTCTGGAGTGTCATTTTTGTACTGCTGTCTGAGAGGTTTCTTCAGCAATGAGACATCTATTTCCCCCTTTTGGGCACGGTAGATGTAGATGGCCAACGGCAGCATCTCAAATTCGTGTAGAAACATCTCTGTTCCAGGGAAGAAAGCAAGATATATTTTTGCAGATTGTGCCCATGTGACCCCTTTAGACTCTGCAATTGGATTTATAATTTTTTCCTCGATCTCAGGTCTATGTTCCGTATCTGCATAGAGGTCCAGGATAAACTTTGCGAGGAATCCAGAGATTCTGTGCAAAGTTAATTCACCATCAGCGACCGTATTTGCTGTGTTGGCAGGGTAATGGTTGTTAACAACAGTGACCTTCCAAGTGCCAAATTTAAGGTTAGCGAGCTTTGCCGAACTCTTACGGAGCTTCTGTTTAGCCTCATTCGCACGGAGGAAGAACACTCTAATATTCTCAAGAGTGAGCTCCTCCCTGTGTTCATCGACAAAACTTTTGTATGCTTGTTTAGGGTCAAAAGTAGACGAATTCTGGCCCCGCTCCTCAACCGAAAACTCAAACAAAGGAGTTGCCATGACTCTGTATCAATCTCCAATAGAACTGTAAGTGACATAAATGAACTTCCTAAGAAGTTCACTACTCTCGGCCG